TACCCTCTCGAATCGATTCTTTTCAACGTCAAACACTCCGTCCGCATCCCTATTTGCAGCATCCCAAATGTCCCTGTGATTAAGAACATGAAAGTTGACGACATAGGGGGAGCCCGGTATTGGCTGTCCGCTGATCTGAGAGGCGACCTTTACTGCCTGGTCAAGACTCCCGTCGATAAGTACGTTTATGTCTAGGTCCGAATCGTCCGAGTATCGATGAGTTAAAATGCTCCCTATCAATCTGTAATCCTGGACCCTAACTCCGGCATGGGTGTTGATGTGGTCAATCCCGCGTTCAATTTGAGACCGTACCATAGGCTTCAGACGGGCAGGGTGATCGCTCTCAAACACAGCCGGAGCTAACCCATCATGATGGGGGTCGATAATTGACTCACTGATAAACTCCAGGTAGGTCTTCATCCCCCGTATTTATTAGGAAGGCGACCTGCCATTTTGGCACTGAATTGTTCAAACTTAATGGACGTTCACGCACTGAGAATAAGGTCTTCGACCTCACTTTCAGCAAAACTTAAGTATTTCTCGGTAGTTCGAATATCGGTGTGCCCCAAAGCCTTTTTCGTCTTGAGTAGGCAGTGTCCGGACTTCTGATATGCATTGAGGGCAAAAGTCTTTCGTAGAGAGTGGGTACCCAGAGTTCCCGTTAATCCACATGCACTAAAAGCACTTTCAACAATGTTCCAAGCTTGCTGTCGGCTAATAGCCTTTTTGCCGCCCTGATTCAGAAACAGTGGAGAGTCTGAGGATAACCCCAGGTTAGCAAGGAGGTACTGAATAACCGCATCCTTTATCATCTGATGCATTACAACCGTTCGTCCCTCACGCCGACCTTTGACGTTCCGTCGCTGTACCGTGACGTGGTTGGGGACAACTCCATTCTGGAATACGTCTTTGACCCGAAGAGACAAGATCTCGGAGATTCGAAATCCGGCATAGATACCAAAAGTGACAATTAGCTTATCGCGAAGCTGATGGCGACCGCTGATGGAATTTAAAACCTGAGTTTTCTCAGTCTCTGTAAGTGGCCTGCAACCTTTCATACACACCTCTCTTAATCAACCGTCACCTTATTCTACCATAGCGCCGGTTCCGCCTTCAAACAGTTTTCTTGATGTTTTGTCGCTAGTGATTTCAGGCAGTTATTGAAGGCGGATGAATTTGTGCCAAATTGTGGGGGTAGATGCCCCTGGGTGCCTGGTTTTAATTAGGGTTCACATCCCCGCCGATGCGATATCCAGGTCCTATAAATAGAGGGCATGTTGACGTTTGATGAATTTCTACTTGAGCAGTCTCTCGACGACGACGAGGCAAGGTCCCTGCTTGGCCTTAAAATTGGCTATTCGCCGGAGCAGCTTAAGGTTGCCTACTACAAAGCAGCAAAGACTCATCATCCAGACTCACCCACTGGCAATCCAGAACTCATGAAAAGGATAAATGCCGCATACAGCCGATTGAAGGATTCTGCCCCTGACGTAGTCGAGACTCCTAGCACCGACCGCGCTCAGTCCACTGCCGTTCAAAATGACCCGGATGCTGCCTGGAAGGCCGAGCGAGAGCGTAAGCGTGCGGAGCTTTTGGCCAAGCAGAAAAAGAACGGGTAGTCCCTTCCGCCCGTCGCCTCAAAATGTGGCCAATAGTTTGGTCATAAATACTCGATATAACTCAAACCGAGTGAATCCATATGAGTGAACAGAATAACGATTATAAGCCTGAGCCATCAGTTGTTGAGGCTCTTGCAAAGCCCGCAATTGCCAGGACTGATGACAATGGGGCTGATTCCGCCGTAGTCATTCCGGAAGTCGAGGGGCACAGTCCTCGTATAGCCGAAGAGCAAGTAATAACTCTTAATGATGAGAATCGGAAAGCCGCAGTGGATCATATTAAGGATACGCTCACTACCTTGAAAGGGCTCCTTGATGATTTAAAAGAATTGGCCCCGGCCTCACAGCAAGGCTTCCTATTTCAGTGCGCCGCAACTCTGGCCAAAACACGAATTGAGGGAGCAAACATGCTTGCTGCCCTCGAAGGTGGTCCCGCTTCCAAAGCAAAAGAGGAGACCCGTGGAGGATCTCGAAGTAATCACCTACACCTCAACGTGACCTCCGCTCAGTTCGGCGACTTCATTGCTTCGCAGGTGAAGAAGGCAAAGAATGTCAAATAGGAAAGACCTAGAAGAGGTTATTGACTGGGAAGGACCCGGGCTCAGAAAAGCTGGGCACATTCCTCCGTACACGGATGAGCAGAAGGAAGAGTGGATCAAGTGTGCACAAGACCCTATCTACTTTATTGAGAAGTACTGGAAAATCACTCATCCGGATAGAGGACTGATCCTATTTCCATTAAGGTCGTTCCAGAAAGAGGCAATTAAGGCCTACGTCGAACATCGAATGATTGCAATGCTATGTTCGAGGCAGATTGGAAAGACTAGTTGCACTGCCGCGTTCATCGGATGGTTCATTAACTTCCACTCCAACGTCTCAGTCGGAGTTCTTGCTGACAAGCAAGAAACTGCAATCGAAATTCATGATCGTCTAAAGCTTGGATACGAAAACCTTCCGCATTGGTTAAAGCACGGGTTTAGTAAGTGGAACGTTAAGTCTATTAAGCTGGAGAACGGCTCATCAGTGCAAGTATCAGCCACTACGATTAACGCCGGTCGAGGTAGATCTTTCTCTATTGTATTCCTTGACGAATTTGCTGCTGTAAAGAGAACCGTGGCAGAGAAGTTTAAGGCATCAATTATTCCGACTATAGCAGCCGGTACTGAGACAAAACTGTTTGTTACGTCTACTCCTCAAGGAAAGAACCACTTCTACAAACTTGTCCAGGAAGCTGAGGCTGGAAATAACTGGCACTTAATCAAAGCTGATTACAGGGCAGATCCGGCGCGAGATACCAAAGAGTGGGTGGACGCTCAGATAAAAGAGCTCGGCTATGACATGTTCAGGCAGGAGCACCTCAATTCCTTCGTGGGCTCGACTCAAACCCTCATTCACCCAGACAAGCTTATGGCTCTTGTAGCTCAAAAGCCACTCACAACCGTTCCGCTTAACATTTATAAACAGCCGGAAGACGGTAAACAGTACGTCATGATCTGCGATTGTGGCGAGGGGGTTGGGCTCGACTATTCAGCAATTCAAGTACTAGACGTTTCCGAGAAGATATTTCGGCAGGTTGCGTCGTATCGCGACAACAAGATTAAGCCCCATGAGTTAGCATTGTTCATTAAGCAAATCGCCGACCTTTATAATCAGGCGATGGTTTTCATTGAGGATGCTTCAACTGGCCCATTAGTGGCGGAAGGGCTGTATGCTGCGGATTACAAGAATCTACTTACACTGGAAAAGATCAAAGGTAAGGAACAGCATAAGGTCTTACTCGGTCGAAATGGGAAGGGGAGATTTGGGGGAAAGACAACGCTACCAGTAAAACTGTTAGGTTGCACTGAGCTCAAGCGACTTATAGAGAATGACCTACTGATTCTAAACGACCGAGCGACAATTGACGAGCTCGAAAGCTACTCCAGACAGGGGGCCGTCTATGCTGCTGAAGAAGGCAACAATGACGACCTTGTTACTGCTCTGATGCTTTTCGGTTGGCTGCATACTCTTCGCGAGTTCAAGCTTATCTTAGATAACGCAACCCTCAGTGAGGAAAGCGTCCGAGCAAAGGCAGAGACCTATCAAATATTGAATTTCATGCAAAAACTCAACGGAGTTGAGCAGTTTGAAGCTCATGGGCTGCTCTGGAAGAAGATGAGCTAATCCTGATCCTTCTTATTAACGTTGGATTATCGAATCTCGATATGAATATTCGCTGGTAAGGGCGAGCTATAACCCTTTGGGGTCGTCTAATGCACAATAAATAGACGTATCAGCGAATCCAAATAACAAGGGATTAGTACAATGACGCAAATTTCACCAGGTGTTATCACACGAGAGGTTGACCTCTCAAGCTATGTTCCAGGCGTCAATACGACGGTTGGAGCTTTTTGTGGCGTGTTTCAATGGGGACCTTTAGACGAAATTATCACAATTTCAAATGAAGGTGATCTCGTTAAACGGTTTGGTAAACCAAACCTTGACACAGCTACCTCATTTTTTACTGCAGCTCGGTTCCTATCCTATGCAGATGCTCTTCGAGTAGTTCGCGCTGCGGGTAATGGTGCTTTAAATGCGACTGCAGAAGATGGTACAGGTACTGGAAACCAGGGAGTTGGCGTTCTTATTAAGAACGATGCTCACTATGAGTCTGATTTTTCAAACGGACTCTCTGATGTTGGTCCATTTGCCGCAAGATGCCCTGGTGCCCTTGGAAACTCGATTGAGGTTTCAATTTGCCCTTCGTCCGCCGCATTTAGTCAAACGTTGGAAGGCACAGTTTCGTCATCGGGCACTGCAGTATCGGGAAGCGAGGAGTGTGAGTTCACATCCAGAGTAACCGTTGGTACCATTCTCAAGGACCTTACAAGCGGTCAAGAGAGAAAGGTAGTCGCTGTTGAAGACGATACTAGTCTTGTTGTGGACCGACCATTCTCTCCGTCTCTTAATAGCTCCACTCTTGTTGCCAAATGGGAGTTTGCAGATGCAATTGGTGTAGCTCCCGGAACTTCGGAGTATGTTCTGAACAAAGGTGGCTCTCACGACCAGGTACATGTTGTGGTTATCGACCGTGGTGGGGAATTTACTAATATTCCAGGTACGGTGCTTGAGCGCCATGCGTTTATGTCCAAGGCGTCGGATGCAATGGATGAGGACGGTACGTCAAACTACTACGTAAACAAGCTCAACCGTAACAGCGCTTATGTTTACTGGACGGACCATCTGCCAGCTGGCCTTAACTGGGGCAATTCCTCGTCGGGAACTGCGTTTACTCAGGTATACAAGCCTACAACGGTAAGGTTAAGTGGCGGGGAGGATGCCAATACTGGCTCTGACATCGACGCATCTCGCAACCTTGGGTATGATTTGTTTGCCGATACTGAGTCTGTAGATGTGGCTCTTCTACTTTGTGGTGAAGCCTCAACTGCGGTTGCTCTTCATGTGCTGGGTATTGCTGAAAGTCGTCAGGACTGTATTGCCCTAGTGTCCCCAGAAAAAGATGACGTGGTAGCTGCCGTAGGACGAGAGGCCTCAAACGTAATTGAGTTCCGAAATACACTGACTTCAACCTCGTATGGAGTGATGTCATCCAACTGGCTTAACATCTACGATAAGTACCGCGATACGTTCGTCTGGATTCCAGATAACGGGGATCTTGGTGGTATTGTTGCCAGAGCCGATACCCAAAGTCACCCATGGGTGTCTCCAGCTGGTTATAACAGAGGTATTCTTCGTGAGGTCGTAAAGCTTGCGTGGAATCCACGCAAGGCGGCCCGAGATGATCTGTACCTGGCTGGAATTAACTTTGTTGTTTCTCAAGCGGGAAGTGGCCCAGTTTGGATTGGTGACAAGACTCTCCTTGCTCGACCATCGGCATTTGACCGAATCAATGTGCGACGTCTCTTTATCGTTCTTAGAAAGTCGATTTCGATTATTGCTAAGACTCTCATACATGAGATCAACGATGAGGTTACTCGTAATAACTTCAAGAACCAGGTAGAGCCGTTCCTGAAGAACGTTCAGGCGCGGCGTGGTATCTATGATTCGAAGGTGGTTTGTGATGGCACAAACAATACGGCTGAGGTGGTGGATCGCAATGAGTTTGTAGGTGACATATACGTCAAGCCTGCCAAATCCATTAACTTTATCACCCTCAATTTTGTAGCAACACGCTCCGGTGTCGCATTTAACGAGGTCGTAGGTAAATTCTAATAAGCGAAGGGGGGCGAGAGCCTCCCTTCGTAAAACATAAATATACGCTAGGACATAGCTTTTTCTCGATATCAAGATATGACATTTAAAATCGACGAATTTACAGAGACCATGCGCTACGGCGGCGCACGACCTCATCTCTTTCAAGTTGAGATGTCTCTCCCTATATCGCTCATCAACTCATCAGGCTCAAACTTCTCACGAGATGTGCCGGTTAAGGCTACGGCTACCCAGATCCCAGCCTCAACGGTAGATGCAATACCGGTATTCTTTCAGGGACGTTCGGTGAACTTCTCCGGAAACAGAACATACTCGCCCTGGACAATCGAAGTGATCAATGATGAGGATTTCGCCGTCTATGATGCGTTCATTGCGTGGCTTGCTGCTTTGAACGAGCCCGTCGATAACGTTCGAAATAGCGGGTTCACTAGCCGTCCTTCGCAATACAAGTCTCAGGCGATGATTCATCAATATGGTCAGGATGAGTCGTTAATTAAGACCTGGAAATGTATGGGAATCTTCCCAACTAACGTATCGGAGATCACCCTTGGATGGGAGGCTTCGAATCAAATTGAGCGATTCCAGGTAACCTTTGCGGTTGACTCGGTAGCCCCTCAAGCTACGGTTCGAACGTAATCGGCCCCTTGCATAATTGAAAAAGGCACCCCTTGAGGTGCCTTTTTCATGTTTACTGTTTGATTACAAGCGACAGGTGCATGATGTTTGTTCGCCAAAGGTGCTACAGGACCAAGTACCTCCGTTGTCGTAGCATTGCTCTTCTTCGGATGCCTGAAGCTTATACTTGCCATTTACTGTTCCTGACGCTAGCACAAACTTCTTTAAACTGCCCTTTGTAAGGTTCTTCAGAAGCGCCCCTGCAGATGTAGCTTTAATAGAAGCTTTAGATAGCGCATACACTGTAAAGATGTACCTATGGGCCTTTCCGCTGGGTGGGCATGGCCCGTTGTATCCCTTGTATCGGAAGTCGTTAGTAGCCTGCTGAGCGCCTACTACGGCAACATTCTCGATAAAGGAGGTGACGGTCGATGGAATGTTATAGACTCCCCAATGATAAAAGGTCCCGCCTGGAGCATCGGGATCAGATAAGACCACAGCAAATGATTTTGTTTTTGGTGGAACTTTAGTCCATGATAGTTGAGGGCTGATATCCATGCCCTGGCACGTAAAAGCGCTCGGAATGGTTCCTCCCTTTGGA